GAACGGAACAGTCCACAAGGACGCAAAGAATCCATTCTTCAAATCCAACTACGCTTCATTGGCGCAGGTCTGGGAAACAGTTCGACCAGCACTAACCGCAAACGGACTCTCCGTGGTTCAGTTGCCTTCTCAAGACGCAATCGGATACTACGTTGAATCCATGCTAATCCATTCAAGTGGGCAGTGGATCAAGTGCAGGACGTACATGAAACCAGTTAAAGAAGACCCACAGGGCATTGGTAGCCTCATATCCTATGCTCGTCGATATGCCTTGCAATCGCTAGTCATGGTATGTCCAGACGATGACGATGGCGAGTTGGCAATGGGACGCTCCTCCAGTGTTCCACAAGCTAGGACATTACCCCCAAAAGTACTAGCACCCGCAACACCTAAAGAAGATCCAAACTGGTTCACAAAAGTGGAGGCAGTAATTGCAACCAAAGCTGAATCGGCTACGGGATACCTGATCAGTAAAGGTGAGATAAAGGTAGGTCAGTTGTGGACGGATCTTCCCGCTGGTAAATATCGTGACAACCTCATCGTCTCACCAGAGAAGTTTCTCGCAGCAGTAGCCAAATGGGAGGCCAAATGATCAGGCATTCACTACTTCCAAAGCTGGCTGAGTGTGCCTGTTTCGAGTCAGCGGGGGGCAACTCCCCTGCTGCGTCTCGCGGGACTCACATGGATCTTGCGTTCCGTGAGATGTTCATGGGGAATAATAAGCCTTTTCTTGATCTGAATCCCAAGGATGGTGATGCGGTCATGTGGGCAATTGAGATGACCAAGCAGATTGCTGGTGACCATGAGGTGGTCACAGACGAAGATAGCTTGAAAGTCAAAACGCCCGGCATTGACCACATTGGAACCGAGGATTGCCGCATTCCAGCTATCCATACCTCCCTAGACCTAAAATCAGGAATCCTACGTTCGTATGCCGAGCAGCAATGTGCCTATGCCTACGGAAACATGGCAGCAAGCTACGATTTCGAGACTGGCGAATACGCCATTCGCGAATGGACTTGCCACCTGCTGTTCTGTGATCAAGAACGGGTGGTCACGCACTCTTGGACAATTGAGGAGGCCAAGCAGGTTGTCGAAGGAGTGATCGCGGCATACAATGACCCAGACAAAACCCCATCCGCTTGCGATTATTGCCGCTGGTGCAAGAAAGCATCAACGTGCGGTCAGATTGCAGTTCCAGTTGCCAACACCCTAGAGGTTGTTCAAAACGACCTACAGACCAACCTCGCGCAAATGCAGGAGCATCTCGCAGGTGATGTGGATCGACTCTCAATGTTTATAAAACAGAGCAGTATTTTCAACAACTACCTCGTCGATTGGGCAAAGGATTTGCTCAAAGAAAAGCTACAAGCAGGTGAGAAAGTTTATGGATGGAAACTGCAACGCCAGAAAGGACGTGAGACATACCCTGCGGAGGTTATCGAACACATCGGAAACTGCACCGAAATGTCATTATCCGACAGCATTAAGCTATTCGGAGGTAGCATCACTGCTACAAAATTGCAGAAGTACTGCGAGTCAGCGGGATACGATCTATCTCAAATCCAGCCAGATGTGGGTGAGGAAATCGTGAAGCTAGTTGAGGACAAACCAAAGAAAGCAAAACCATGAACGATCTGAACTTTGATAAGCTAACAGGTAATGGATGGAAGCAATTTAAGGATCACCTTGGACAATCTGATATCTCGTTTTACAAAACCTTCGCTGGGCATGAAGAGTGCCGTTGCAACGAAGGTAAAAAGAAACAGGTCGAGGTTTACGTTTACGACCATCGAAAGCATGGTTACCCAAATGTGTGCTACGAGGTAAAATGTACTGGTGAGTTGCCAGATGGTACATGGCTTGACCTAAAATCGTATGGGTTGAAACAAGACAATGTAGACGATAAGGCAGAGGAGATTTTACAACTCTGGGACTGGTCAGTAAAAAACAATTTGACGAAATCCAAAAACTAGATAGTTTGCGTTAGTCTCTTGTGAGGCTCGATGTTTAAGACCATCGATAAAAACCAATGAATTTACCCTTCCTACTGCCGTTGTCGCTCGATAGACGGAGTCTTACTTTAGGAAGGGTTTTCTTTATAAAAATATGATAGTATCTCCAGACTTTCCAGATCACTGGAAAACAAGAATGTTAGTTGATTTACTCAACGATGAGTCCGCGCCCGTATATCTCATCAGGATATGGGGCCATTGCCAAAACAGGAAAACCAGCGTGTTCACAAACCTTCCAACAGCGGGGTTGAAAGCATTGTGCCGATACAATGGTGACGCTGAAAAGTTTGAATCAGCATTTGTGACTGCTGGTTTCATACGCAGAGAAGGTGATAATGTTATAATTCACCAGTGGGATGAGTATAACTCCTCTCTAATAGCTAATTGGGAGAATGGAAAGAAGGGTGGAAGGAAACCCAAAGCTAACCCAATTGAAACCCATGGGTTACCCATGGCTAACCCAATCGAAACCCATGGCGAACCTATGGGCAGCCCAACGCGAACCGATAAGATAAGAGAAGAGAAGATAAGAGTAGAATTGATAAGACCAGATTCTGTTCCAGAGCAAGTCTGGAACGATTTTATCAAACTTCGTAAAGCCAAGAAAGCACCACTCACCCAAACGGCACTCAATGCCATCCAGAACGAAGCGGACAACGCAGGGTGGACGCTGGAGCAAGCAATCACCGAATGCGTAAGCAGGGGATGGCAGGGATTCAAGGCCGAATGGGTTTACAAGGCACAAGAGACTTACCAGAGGGCTTGCTGATATGAAACTAAATGGAAAATACAATGTCAGACAAATTAGCGTTGATGAATGCAAGCCTTGGTTATTGAATAGGCATTACCTTAAAAGAATGACTTCAATATCCTATGCTTATGGTCTTTTTGTTGGAGTTGAACTTGTTGGGGTTTGCACTTTTGGTAATGCAATACCTTTGAATATGAAAAAATCCATATGCGGAGATAATTTTATGGATTATGTTTATGAGTTAAACAGGCTTTGCACTTTAGATTCTCTTGAACGCAATTGTAATTCATTCTTTCTTGGAGAAATATTTAAGTTATTACCAAAACCGCTAATCATAGTTAGTTATGCTGACAAGTCTTTTGGTCACAATGGGTATATCTATCAGGCAACAAACTTTATGTTTACTGGTGAAAGTCATGTTCAGTTGGATTGGAAGCTAAAAGGAAAAGAGCATATTCATAGCAGAACATTAATGGATGAGTTCGCTTTTGAGGAAGATAGGGTTAAAAAGTTAAAAGAAAAATACGGAGATCAACTATATCAAGTTCAAAGACCTGCAAAACATAGATATGTGATGTTTTTAGGAAACAAAACACAAAGAAAAAAATTTATCCAATCAAAAAAATTTGAAATTAAATCCTACCCAAAGGGAGATAATAAAAGATATGACACAAGTCTACCGATAGTAACTCAAACATCTTTATTTTAAACATATGAAAAACACACCAATCGCAATCACCGCAGAAAAAGCGGCACTATCGCTAATCGCAATCGATCCAGAGGTTCTTCCGCACCTCGCATGGTCAGAAGATCTGTTTGCAATATCGCAACATAAACTCATCTTCACCGCACTGGAGCGAGTCTACCAACGGACTGGAAGCACCAACGCACTAGGTGCATTGAGTGATCTGGAGACAACAGGCAAGCTGAATGCTTGTGGAGGGAAGGATGGAGTGATGGAAATACTCCAGACAATCTTTCTGTCCCCCGGTGCTATGTGCGTGGAAACCGCAGCGGACTACCGCGCACAATTGATCAAAGCAAAAGGGTATCGTGACACAATCAAGACGTGGGAGGATAACCATGATGATATTTGCGCTATGAAAGCAGACCTTTCTAGCCTTGCTGAGTCATTCGCTAATGCAATCGTACCAGAAAGCCAGTGCAAGGACGTTAAAGCCCATCTGAGCGACTTTATGGACGATCTGGAGGACAAGACTCCACTAGAGAACTTCCCTACTGGAATACCCAAGCTAGACAAGCTACTAGGTGGAGGTGCAAGACGTGGTGAGATGTTAGTGGTAGGAGCGCAGACCAGCGGAGGTAAATCAATCCTTCTTTACCAAGCTGCACTTCAGGCATTGCTCAATGGCAAATCGGTAACTATATTTTCCCTTGAGATGCCAGCAAAGGCAATCTTGCAACGCATAGCTTCCAATCTGCTTGGGAAAACAATCCTGCCGTTGCGAGAGATGGAGGGTGTAACAGAGTGGAGGGGGGTTGCATCTGCCAAGGATATTTCAAGCGCAATCGTGCAACTCATGGGAATGAACCTCACGATCCGAGATGATCTTTCCGAGGTGGGAGAAATCGTAGCAGAGGCATCACGTCTTGCATCACTTGGCAAGGCAGACCTCATCATCGTTGACTACTTACAGATCGTGACCATGCCAACAGCAGACAACCGAGAACAGGCAGTTAGCGAACTATCGCGAAGGTTGAAATTAACTGCACTCAAAACAAAATCCGTGGTGATGACTGCGAGTCAACTCAACGACGAAGGCGCAGTACGCGAGTCCCGCGCAATCGGTCACCACACTGACTTTCTCGTTATTATCTCTCACCCTGACGAGAAGAAAAAAGAAGCGTCATCATTCAAGCGCAAAACAGAAACCCAATCAACTTCGCGTGTGCGAATCGACAAGAATCGGCGTGGTCAACGTGACGTGTTCGTTCCTGTAAAAATGCGCGGAGATATTTCCAGATTTGAACAAATCGATGAACATTGATCACCACTTCGACGAGGCTTGCTTTCTACTCGATACCGCAACAGCAATCTGGCAGAGCCGCACCAAATCTAGGTTTGCGGACGCTCAGGAAAAATACGAAAAGGCAAAAGAAATCTACGATAAATATTTTTCACACATCGACGAAAATTCTGTTGACGAGTTTGAATTTTAACCCTAGATGTAGTGGAGTCAGTCCAATAAATACACAACATCAAATGAAACAACTAAACGTAATCACAATCGAAGCAGACAAATCTCGCAATGATCGAGGCACACGGGACTGGGGAAAGTTCCGCATCACTTCCAAGTCCTATCTATCCCCAAAAATCATTGAGTCCATCTGCGGATCTCATGATATGTTTGGACAATCTTTCACGTTCAATGAAACGAAAGACGAAAATGGATATGTCTACGAAGGAAGCTATGACTGCTGGAGCGACTAACCATAACATTACACTTTCTGCAAACAAATGCAGACTTGGTGGCAGCACACCACAAAAACGCTGCAATAATATAAACTAACTATAATATGGCAGACCAATACGATAACACTAATCGCGGATCATTATTCAAAAATGACCGCAAAGAACTGGACACCCACCCAGACTACAACGGATCCATCAACATTGAGGGAACTGACTACTGGCTCAACGGGTGGATCAAGGAGTCCAAGAAGGATGGTAAGAAGTTCTTTAGCTTGTCAGTCAAGCCAAAGGATCAAGGCGCAACCAAAACCCCTGCAAAGGCCAAATCCGCTCCAGCACGGGCCAAGGATTCGGATGGAGATGACATTCCGTTTTAACTAACACTTTCCTCGCTTGATTGGGAACTCCCGATCAGCAGGGGACAAGGGGGTTGGCTGTGACCCCAAAAACCACAGCCACAATTTTAAGGGATTGTAGCGGCAACTATGTGTGCTGGTTATCATTTGACCCCGTGAGGTAACTACATAAAACCTCACACCCCATTTTATAAATATATGAACGAAATTATAACAGACTACTTGGACGCAAAGCAACTGGCTGACAGGCTAACTGCACTGGAGTTGCACTCCACTAGCGAGTTGGCTAGG